CTCCCGGTGCACGCGTCCCGTCCGTAGCTGGAACGTGAGCGAGGACGGGCGCAGCAGCGGGAGCCGCTTCAACCAGAAACACGTCGCCTTGGTTTCCGGGTGGCCAAACCACCATGGCTGCACGACCTGGCTCGGCGGCCCGATGATGCCCGGGAGGATGCCGCGCGGATTCTCGAGCGCGATGCGCGGCACCGGGGCCGCGAGGAGCCACCGCACAAAGGCAATCGCCTCGGCTTGCTCCCGTTCCCGGCCGATCCACCACCGCGCCCCGCTCAGGGCGAGATACCGGCACGGCGGGAAGGCCACGAGGAGGTCGACCGTCTCGAGCGGCACGGCGCGGATATCGCCCTCGACGTGTGGCCCGGGGCGTTCGCTGGGCAAGAGGTCGCACGACCAAGCGTCGTGACCGCGCGCCCGGAACGCATCGCGGACGCGCCCGGAAAACTCGCACGCCACCATGACCCGCACGCCGCCGCCCCTCCTCGATAGGGTCTAGTTCCGAGCCGTATCGGCCGGAATCCTGCAACCACTCTGCAACCACGAGGACGCCGAGCGCCGCGGCTCGGCACCGGCCCGCACCCGGCGCCGGTCGGCCGGCATGAATCTTTCCGGGGGGTTACCGACCCGCGCCCGGCGGGCCGCCCGAGCCGGTCGGGGCCCGCACTCACTCTTAATCAGCGGGTCGCAGGTTCGATCCCTGCGCGGCCCATGAACAAAATCAATGGGTTGGCTCATGCCCGCCGCCGCTTTCGGCCCGGTGTAGCGTTTCCTGCAACCACTTTGCAACCACGAGCCTCGGCCGCGGTTGCCGGGGCCGCGTCAAGGTATGAAAAATCGTCCGATACCGGCGGTATCCCCTTTTTCCCATTTTCGTCACGTTGACACGGCGCCGCGTCGAGGACGTCGACCCCGGCCCGGTCCTCGAGCGGCAACCCGCTCCCGTAGAGGTCGACGGTCGTCGCAACCGAGGCGTGCCCGAGTTGCCGTTGCACGTAGACGGGCGACTTGCCGGCGGCAATGAGTTGGCTTGCGACCGTGTGCCGCAAGTCATGCGGCCCAAGGCCGCGCCCCAACTCGGCCCCCCCCGCAAGCCGAGCTAGGGCGCGCCGGACGTTCCGGCCGTCGAGCATCGTCCCGGCCTCGGACGGAAAGAGCCACCGGACGACCGGCGCCCCGTCCTCGAGCCGGACCACCTTCGCGAGCGCCGCCGTATGCGCGTCGAGGACGGCGGCCAACTGCGCCGACACGTCGACCACCCGGGCCCCGTGCTTGGGCGTTTCCTCGCGCCGGTGTTTGGCATTCCACGCCCGCTCCACCCGGAGCGTCCGGGCCGCCGCGTTGTAGTCCTCGAGGCGGAGCATGATCGCTTCCCCAATCCGCAACCCGGCCCGGGCGAGCAAGAGCACGAGCGGATACCAGGCAGGCTCCGCCGTGCGGCACCACTCGAGGAGCCGGGCAGTCTGCTCGCGGTCGAGCGCGCGGCGCCGGATGGCGGCTTGGCGGGCCAGCTTGGACGGGTGCAGGTGCAGCACCTTGCCGAGCCGGGCGGCGGGGTTGTCGGCGCGTAAACCGTCCTCAATCGCGGCGTTCAGCATGGCGCGCAATGCCGCATAAATCGCGTAGATCGACCCGGCGGCGAGCGGCCGCGGCGGGCGGTTGCGGGCCGGGTCGCCCACCCCCCGCTTGCGGCATTGGGTCAGAAAGGCGCGGAGCTCGGGCCGCGTGAGCTCGGCCACGGGCCGGGCCCCGAGCCGGGGCCGAATGTAGAGCGCAAACTGTGCGGCATAGGACGCATGCGAGCGCGCCTTGACGCTGGCCTCGACGGCGTCGAGCCAGTGCGCCCCGTACACGGCCACCGTGCTTGCCGGGTCGACGAGCGGCACGAGGCCGCGGGCGGCGCGGAGCCGGGGCCCGTGTTTCTCAAGCCAGTCGGTCGCCTCCCGATGCGTCGCAAAGGCCGGGTATTTCTGGCGGCCGTCGGCGTCGCGGTACTTGACGTAAAAGGGTTTCTTACAGGGGCGGCCCCACTTGCTAACCCTCATGAGCCGCGACCTTTCGGGCGCGGATCGCCTTGCGGGTCGGCCCATGCACCCTGGCCAGGAGCCCAAGGCTCGTTTCGGCGAGCGGCGTCACGCCCCGCGCGCCTTGTTCCCAGCGGGCGACGGTCGTCACGGTCACGTTGAGGGCCGCCGCGAGTTGGCGTTGCGTCCAGCCGAGTCGGCGGCGGAGGGCGATCACGTCGTGTCGAGTCATGGGGCGGGATATACCGTTGGTCCTTGCCGTTGGCAACGCTCGGGTAGAGCTCCCGGCGCCGAATTTTGATCCGCCCCTTGGGTGGCCGCGGCAACGCGAGGACCTCGCCGCGCTCCACCATCGCGTACAGCGTATCGAGCGAAACTTTGCGCTCCCCGGCGGCCTCCTCGGCCGTCAAAATCTCGTCGGGGTCGAGGGCCGCCGCCACGACGACCGGGGCGGGCGGGGCCAGGGCCGCGCACCGATCGGACCACACGCGGTCGTCACAGAGCTCGCGGAGCGAGAGGACCTGTGGCCGGGGGAGCTCCTCGACGACGAGGGCGAGGTCCTCGAGCGAGCACGCGACCAAGGCGGCGACGAGCCCGAGCGGCGTCATGCCAACCTCCACCCGACGGTGGAGTACCGCGGAGGATGCACCCGCAAACCAGCCATTCGCCCCCGAGTCTCGTGCGTGTCAGCGTGCAACCGGACGCGCCCGCGCCGGCCGCCGCGACCTCCGCCCCATCCCCAGACTCGGACCCGCCCCCCGTGGCGATCTACTGAACGTGCAATGAAAGGCCGCGCCTTGTACTCCCGGTTGCTTTTCGGTGTCAAGGGGGCTACGCCAACGCGTGCTACAAACGGCCGTACGCCGCTATATGACACAGCGTATTGCACCACAGAAATCCATGCGTTACGCCGCACGGCGTATGGGTCGCCCACCCGCACCTCGGACCTACATCACCCGCCACTGTCGCTTCCCGCGGAAGATTGATTTGGCGCTCCGCCAAGCCGCGACGGAAGAACGGCGGCGCTTTGCCGACCTCTTGATTGTGATCGTCGAGGACTGGCTTGAGGCGCGCGCGCGGGCCGCGCTCGAGCGCGCCGCGCCGCTACCGCCGGCCAGGCGCCGCCCGCAAGCCCGCAAGCCGCCGGGCAAGCCGTAGCTGCGCCTCGGGCGCGTCGGGGTGCACGAGCGCGGCCCACATGAGGACGGCGCGCGCGTCGGGCACGGTGCCGGCCCGCCGCCAGCGCTTGAGCGTCGGCTCGCTCACCCCGAGCGCCTCGAGCACGGCCGACGGGCCGCCCGTGGCTTGTATCGTGCGATAGACCAGATTGACGGGCGTGCGGGGCCGGTTGCGGCCATTCTTGCGGCGCCGGGGCATGGGGCCTATGTACCGTGCACTACGGGTCGAAAGCAATACGGGTCACTCTTGACACGTAGCGGGGCCGGGCGTATGGTCTAGCCAGATGCTAACTGGCGCGACACAGCAGCACGGGCGGGCGGCCGCGGATCGCCCCGTACACGCGAAACCCCTTGGCGCTCGGGAGCGGCGGCTGGCACGCGAGGGTTGCCCGGAGCCGCGCCCGCACGGCGTCGGCGTCGAGCGCGAGCACGTCGCACACGGGCCGGAACGCGAGCGGCCACCGCTCCTCGTCGCTCATGAGCCACCGCCACGCGGTGGCATAGTACTTGGTCGTGGCGGGATAGCGCCGCAAATCGTCGAGGACCGCCGTGAATACCGCTAGGATCAATCGCCGCTCGGGCACGAGCTCGCGGCGCCGCGCGCGGAACGCGTCGAGCATGGCGACGGCGTCGGTCGGATCCGGGCCGGCTTCCGGCAAGCCCAAGCGGGAGCGGCCGCCGGAGCGCAACGCCGCGGCTTGCACTCGCAACCCCTCCACCGCAAAGAATGGCACCGTAACTGCCGGATATCACACGGCGCCCACCGAGGAGAAGCCAGCTATGGAATCCAATAGCGTTACACTTCCCGCCGAGGCTGCGCCGGCCGTCGCCCCGCCCGCGCCCGACGCGCTCGCCGCCGGGCTCGCCCTCGGCGACCCGGTCGCGCTCGCCGCCCGCCTCGAGACGTACACCAAGGCGCGCGAGATTTTCCTCGACTGGCTCTTTAATCGGCTCGTGCCTGGCAATGACTACATGCTGATTCACCGCAAGGTCGGGCCGCGCGGCAACAAGACGGAGTGTCCCAACGCCGGCGACGCCAAGAGCCCCGCATGCCCGACGTGCAAGGGCCGCGCGACCTTGTGCAAGCCAGGCACCGAGAAGATTTGCGGCCTCCTCCAATTGCGGCCGTGCTTCCGGCGTGACGTCGAGACGTGGGAAATGATGGGCGCCGAGCCCGGGCTCCTCACGTTTGTTTGCGAGCTCGTCACGCCCGCCGGCGTCGTCGTCGGCGAGGGCCGCGGCGCCCGCCACCGCGACGCCGATTTCGGCGACGTCAACAAGAGCGTCAAGATGGGGCAAAAGTCGGCGCAAACCGACGCCGTGCTCCGCGTGTTTGGCCTCTCGGAGATTTTCACGCAGGACCTCGAAGATATGCCCGGGTGGGCCCGCGAGGGCGAGGAGGCGCCCGCCAGTTTCGAGCAACCCAAGCGGCAAGCCGCCGAGCCCGCAGCGACGTCGCGCGCGCCCCAGCAGGGCGACCTGGCCGACGCGCTCCGCCGGTCGCTCGCCGACACGGCCGCCAAAAAGGCCGCCGCCGAGAGCCCGCGCCCCGCGAGCGCGCCAGCCGATGAGGCCCGGCCCGACGATGCCTTGAGCAAGGCCCGGGTCGGCCGCCTCATGGCCTTGCTCCACGAGGCCGTCGAGCGCGGCGGGGTGCCCGACGACGCGCACGAGGAGATTTTCAACCGCGCGCTCGATTGGCTCCGCGGCTGGGTGGCGACGACGCAAGGCCGCCGCCACTTGGCGCACGCCTCCTACCGCAAGTATGATGAGCTCTGTGAGCAAGTCGGCCCTGCCGTCGACGCCGCCTTGCAGGGCGAGCGCCGCCCCGCGCCGCGCCTGGTCCGCCGCTCCTACTCGCCACCGCGCCGCCGCTCGTAATGGCGCTCAACCCGACCGATGCCGCCGCGGGGGCGCCCCGCGTCCTCGAGTTTGACCCGGCGAGCCATGAGTATTGGGTCGACGGCGTACTGATCACGAGCGTGACGCAGTACCTCGACGCCGCCGGCATGACGCCGGACTATTCGGTCGTGCAACCGCACGTCCTCCAGCACGCCCGCGAGCGCGGGATCCACATTGACGCGTGTTGCGACCTCCTCGACGCCGACGACCTCGACTGGCGGAGCGTGCATCCCGAGGCGCTCCCCTATGTCGAGGCGTGGATGGCGTTTCGGGACTACGAGGGCTACACGCCACTGGCCGGGCAAGTGCCGCTCTACCATCCCGTCTACGGCTACGCCGGCACGGCCGATTCCGTCGGCGTGCTCCCGGGCGCTCGGCCGACGATCGTCGAGCGCAAGGCGACCACGCGCATGGCGCCGACCTATGCGCTCCAAACGGCCGGCTACGCGGTCGATGGGATGCTCTACGCGCCCCCCGGCGGCGGCGTGCTTCGCCCCGTGCCGTGGCGGACGCCGGCCCGCCTCGGCGTCCAGCTACGGCGCGACGGCAAGTATACGCTCGTGCCCTACGAGGATCCGGCCGACTTGGACGCCTTCCTTGGCGTCGTGGCGCTCGGGCGGTGGCGGGCCGCCCGCCGTGCCTTGCAACCCCTCCGGCGGGCGCGGTAGCGTAACAACCATGGCGCTCATGCTCTCCGAGGTGTACGACGCCCTCCGCGCCGCGCAGGTGCCCGACCCCGTCGCCCGCGATGCCGCGCACGCGCTCGGCGAGATGACCGCCGAGGTGCGGCTCCTCAAATGGATGGTCGGCACGTTTGGCGTCGTGCTTGTCGGCATGATCGCCGGGATCTACGTCGTCCTGTTCAACGTTGTCGGGCGGTTACCGCGGTAGCCGCCACGTTCCTGCGGGGCGTGCCAAAAACCGCGCCTTACGGCTGGACTCTTTCGTCGCGTTGGGACTATGCTCCCTCGCCACGGCGGAAGGGAGGGCGTCCGACGTGAAATTCAATCACGGCATCCTGCGGAGCCTGCTGAACAACCAGGCCATGAGTTGGCGGGTCGCCATCACGGAGCTCGTCGACAACGCCTTGGACGCGCAGGCGCGGACCATCACCGTGCGCTGGCACAAGCGCACCTTCACGGTCGAAGACGATGGCGTCGGCATCAGTCCGAGCGGCTTCGAGGATCTCTACACGCTCGGGACGGACATTCGGCCCGTGCATCAGAAGACCATCGGCCGCTACGGCATCGGCTTCAAGGAAGCGGCGGGCTGGCTGTGGGGCCTCGCGCGGATCCAATCACGCCACAAGGGCGAACTCCGGCGGTTGTTCATCGATTGGGAGGCGGAGGCGCATCGCGGACAGGAGCACGATGAGGACGCCCCCATGGTCACCCTGACGCGGCGTCCGACGCGCGACCCGTCCTTCACCCGCATCGACTGCCGCGAGATCCGCCGCGACATGCCTGACCGCGACCAGTTCGGGAGTCTGTGCGCGCATCTCGCGCACGTCTATCGCCCGGCGTTGGCGACCGGCGTGCAGATCACGCTCGGGCGCGGCAAGGAGACGACGACGATCCGTGAAACGCCCTGGCCGGCAGCCGCCGCCAATACGCCAGCCATCGACGGCTCCTGCAGCGTCGCCGGGCGTCCGATCCACGTGCGTGCCTACGTGACGGCGGAGGATCAACGACAGGCCGGCATCCACCTCGCGATTGTCGGACGGCACATGGATACGCTCACGACCAATTTTCAGAGTCGCCGCATCTATGGCTGGGCAACGCTCGGCGAGGAATGGGAGGTCTCCAAGAACAAGACGGAGATCAGCGACCCGCTCCGCGATCAGCTCATGGCCGCGCTCGAGGCGTTCTGTCGCCCCGTGCTCGAAGCCGCGGAACGCGAGGCGCAAACGGTCGTGTTGAACGAGCTCATGCTGCGCGTCGAGAATCAGTTGAACGACGGGATCCGGGGTTTGATGCGCTTGCCGTCCGACCAGCCGGGCGACGAGATCTTCGTTGCGCCGCCGCCGTCCCCGCCGCCGGACTCAGCGGAGCCACCGTCCCCACCGAAGCCACCGGGCCCGCCCCGCCCACCACATCCGCCGACGCCCCATGGCTTGGAGCCGCACGACGAACCGGCGCCGCGGATTGTCATCAACCTCGTCACGCTGGAGCCGACGATCCTCACGCAAGTGAAGCAGGGCACGCACAGTTGGGTCGTCGAGATCAACAAGGAGCATCCCTATACGCCCGGCTACCTGCAGGAACGCTGCCTCGGCGCGCGCGGCGCGGATCCGATGCGCCTGGTCGGGACGGCCATTCACGCGCTCGCGGCGGAGGCTGCAGTCAACGATGAGCTCGCCGCCGCCATGCCGTGGCTAAAGGATCGAGCGCAGGCGGATCGCTACACGCTCGCGAGTGCGCGGCTCTGGGATGGCTTCCTGCGCCATCGCGTCCCGGGAGGCGAGCTCGAATGAAAATCGTTGGCATGGACGTGCCGCCGCCTGATCAGCGCGTGCTTAGTTGGGAGAAGCACACCGGGATGCTGCTTCACGAGGCGGCGTTGCTCTTCCCGGATCTCCCGGCAGAAGCGTACTGCAACCTCAAGAACAACATCGAAGCGCATGGGCTCCTCGAGCCGATCTGGGTGACTCGCAAGGGCTGGCTGCTCGACGGCCGCCACCGCAAGCGGATTTGCAACGAGCTCGAGATCGACTGTCCCGAGCGCGTCTATGAGGGCAAAGATCCGTTCGGCTTCGTCGCGTCGCTCAATCTGCATCGGCGCCACTTGACGACCCGCGAACGGGCGGAGATCGCGGCGGAGCTCGCGACGCGGAAAAGTGGTTATCGAGATTTTCAAGCCAAGAAGCCAGGTGGACAAAATTGTCCACCTGATCGGGCCCAGTCGTTGACGAATGCGCAAGCAGCCACATTAATGCGCGTGAGCCCTCAGAGTGTGAAGAACGCCAAGGCCCGCAAGGCGGGCACGCTCTCCGTGGTGAAGACCCCGGCCGATTGGAAGCAGCTCTTGACCGTGGCCCTGCGGGCCGCCCTCTCGTCGGAGGTGACGCTCAAAGAGATTCGCGCACACATTCGGCGCGTCCTCGATGACTGACAGGGAAAGGTGATCGGTATGGTTCCACTGACGCTGGCCCTGTGGTTCGCATTTTGCGTCGTCGCGCCGGTGACGGCCGCCGCGACGCACTATTGGTGCACGCATCGACGCCGCCCCCGCATCGTCTTCTCGAGCGGCGCGGCCCTGCTCGACGCCCGCACCACGGCGGTCTTACGAGCCCTGGATGACCTGCCGCTCGGCCAAGCCCACGCGGTCCTCTGGAGCATCATGCGGCTGATCGACGCGACGAGCGAGGTGAGCACGCTCTGGCCCGATGCCGCCGACATGACGGCGGGCGCGGCCGTTGCCCGGGCCGCGGCGCGCGCCCCGAGCCCGCCGCCGCGGCCGCGGCTGGTGCCGCCGGCATGAGCACCGGGGTGACGCCGCCCATCTGCTGCCACTGCGGGCGCCTGATGGTCTTCAGCTCCGCGATGATGACGTACCGCACGACGGAGGCCGGGACGTGGGATGAATCGTGGCGGTGTCCCGAGGGCCGCTGGAGCATGACCCGCACGGTCCCCGCGCCCCCCGGCTACGGCGAGCCGGCTGCGGTTACGGCTCGTCGGCCGCGCGGCGGAGCCGCTCCAAAGCATCGTCGTGGAGGGTCTCGAGCACGTCGACGGGTAACGCCTCGGTGACGTCAAGCGCGCCGAGGCGGACGCACAACCCGACCCAATCGGGTTCTGGTGGCGCCCACGGGCCGGCACCCGCGCCGCGCACGGCCTCGAGGACCTCGACCGTGAGCGCGAGGTCGAGCTCGACGGTATAGGTCACGCCGGCGGCGGCGCCTGGATGATCCCGAGGACCGTCAAGACATGCTCGAGCGTCGGCGTCACAAAGGCCGCCGAGCCCGACACGACGACCTCGAGGCCGTCGCCCCGTTTGACGTGCACCGCGCAGGGGGTGGGGTCGGCGTGGGCCGGGGTGGACTCGTGGCGTGCGGCCATCGGAACCTCCTCGGGGCGGGCCGTATAGCAGAGCGCCCGGGCCGTGCCTATGAGGCGGCGGAGCTCGCGCAGTTGGCCGTCGAGCGCCTCAATCGCCGACATAGCGGGCGGCCTCGAGCGTGCGCACGAGGGCGCTTAGGTACTCTTGCAGGATGGCGCGGCGGGCTTGGCTCGGGCGGCGGTCGTCGAGTCGGCGGAGGTAGGCTTGCAGATGGTTGACCGCCCACGCGGCGTGCTCCGCCTCTTGGCGCTTCTCCGCGTACCACTCGCCCGGGTCGTTCGCCACGTTAGCCGAGTTGATCGTGCACGAGGTCGCGGAAGAAGCCTGGGCCGGCCGAACTCACCGCCGTCAACCGCCCGCCGCCCTCGATCGTCGGCCGTAACGCCACCCATGTCTCGAACGCATGATCCCAGAAAGCTACTTCGTCAGCTAATACCGATGTGAACGTGTGCTGGCGCGCTTGCTCCTCGCCCTCGCCGAGCGCCACGATTTCCGAGCCGTTCGGAAACCGCAGAAACCCAATCGAGTACTCGACCTCGCACACCGGAAACGTGGCCGGCAGGTGCTCGTGAATGAATTTCGCCCGCCGCACGAGCTCCGCCGAGCCCTCGGTTTCCGTCTTGCCGAGTTTCCGGGCCATGAACGCGACCTTGGATTGCGGCGCGAAGCGCGCGAGCCAGTAATTGGCCGCCACAAAGAGCCAGGTCACGACCATGCGGCGGCTCTTGGGGATGGCCAAGAGCGGGTACTCCTGCCACCGCCGCACCAAGAGCTCGGCATACCCGTGATTCGGGTAGCGGCGCACGCGCCCGGTGACCTCGTCGCGCGTCCAGACGCAATCGCGAATGAACGCCCACGGGTCGCCGTCCCGGCCGTACGTCGCGAGCGTCTTGCGCTGCTCGAGGAGCAAGCGCGCCGCGGCGCGGAGCGCCAAGGGATGGTCGGGGCCGAGGACGCGGCCCGCGCCGGCGCCGGGCTCGCTCATGCGTCGTCAAACGCCCGGTGGCAGCGATGCTGGCGCCACGCCTCGCGCACCGCCGGGGTCACCGCCGGGGTGTCGGGGGCATCCCGCTCCAGGTCGAGCACCCGCGTCGCGACCACGAGCCCGCAGCGCTCGCACCGCAGCCGAATGATCCACAGATGCCGCGGGGCGTGTTCCGCGGTAAAGCGCGGCACGCCCGTCGTGCTCATGGCTCGCCCTCGGGCCCGGGCAACATCCCCACCACGCCCGCCAGCCGCTCGGGCCACTCGCCCCGCGCGCTAAAGGCCTCCAACTCCTGGTCCGACAACTGCTCGAGCACATGCAGGTGCAAGTGGGCCTTCCGCTCGACCTTGTCGCCGCTGGTCGTGAGCACGAGATCCGCGGCCCGAATCGCATCGGCGTCCCGCTTGGCCCGCCCGACCCGCGCCCCGGTCGCCTTGTCCTTCCGCCCCCCGGCCAACTCCGCGACGTGCTCCATCACTGCGGGCGCCGCGGCCTTGGCCTGCGCCATCACCCCGTACTCGCCCCGCAAGACGCGCTCGACCTGCGCGTCCCGCACCAAGGCGACAATCCGCTGCACCGCCGGATGCTTGAGGGCGTTCCGCGCCGCCTGCGTCGTCGTGTAGCCAATCGCCCGCGCAATGGCGTCGGCGTTGTACCCGCCCAGATACAGCATGGCGACCGACCACAAGCGCGCCGAGGTCGACCGCCGCAACTCCTCGAGCGACATGGCGGTGCACGCCTCGAGCCACGCCCGGGCGCGGCGGTTCCGCTCCTCCCGCGTCCGCTTGAACGCCGCCTGCATCGCCGCTACCCGCTCGACCAACACCTCGGGCGGCGCCCCACGATGGTCCTGCGTCCCCGGCCCGGTCCGGTCACTCATGCCGCCCCGCCCGGTAGCACACGCCGGCCCTGCGCGGCTAGCCGGTGGATCCCAGCCGGGGGATGGTGCCTATCTGGTGGGCATCCGGCGGGGCTTGGCGGGGCCGTCCTTTGCCGGCCCGGGCCGGGCGGGCCAGCCGCTCGCTGCGCTCGCTCCC